TGCTCTGATCGATCTGCTTGAAGACGAAAGCCAACTGCCTGACACCTTGCTTGACCAGCAGTTCATTAAGGAAGACATCCGTGAACTAATTCAAGATCTACCTGAGATGCAAGCTGCTGTCATATCTATGCGATACGGTATTGGAGATGAGATGCTTGAACCAATGTCTATGACTGCCATCGGTCAAGTACTAAATATGTCACGCGATCGAGTGCGTACGCTTGAGCACAAAGCACTAAGAGCACTTCGTGGGGAATCTGCAAAAATCAACGAGTATCTTTAATACAATTAAAGAAACAGCTTCAATGAAATGGATAGATCTTTAGGGACAGCTGCGCAGCCACGTATTCAGAATGTTACACCGCAGATCCTAAAATCACATCAGATTTATGGATCTAGTGATAATACTAATCCCGCGTATTTATCTGCAAATCGTTCTCTGAACTATGCAGAGGGTGGATCTATTCATAAGCCAGAAGTTGACAGGGTAACTATTATTCCTTATACGATTAATTACCAAGACACTGTAGGTTTATTTGGCAAAGAAAATCATTTTGTACGCGTAAACGTCAATGTTAATAAAGACTATGCTTTTGCGTGTTTTGAAGAGCCCGGCTGGGAGTGTGCTCGGATAACGCCTGATGATATGGAGCTATTTAATATGTATTACACGGGTGTTGTTGATGAAAGCAAAGATCTAACAACAGTTAATACATATGACCCTGCAATAATAAGGCGTGATAAATTAGGTAATCTATTCAATGCTTATATAAGTGTTGATTTAGAAAATCTGAAAACTGGCAATAAGTATATTGATAGTTGGTTTGATGTACGTCTGTATAGCAAGACAAGGGAAGAGCACCCCTACGACAAAATGTACGTACGACTTAATGACTTCTTCTACATTGGATTTCATGCACGGAATACAAAAAGATTGCCCTACAACGTCAAATGCGTCATAGGGCGAGAGTATATTTCTGGTCTAGGGCCTGATAGTATGCGTTATCGTAACGTCAATATGTAATCAAGAGGCAGCAACAGTGAATGTTGCATCTCCATTACCACCAGGTAGGGTCACAGTTTCACCAGCAACATAATCCTGACCACCAGTAACAACAGTAACGCTGTTCACTGCATCGCCATCTGTTGCATAATCAACCGTAAGACCACTACCACTGCCGCCGGAGATTGCAGCTCCATTAGCTCCAGCTGTGTATCCAGTGCCACCAGAAGTAATCGTCAAACCACTTACAACACCAGAAGGTGCACCGCCACCACCACCACCACCTGGACGACTAGCGCCATCAGGAGGTGTCACTGTCATCACCTTGCCACCACTAATAGAAGGGAAAGCATAGTGCTCAATGAGTTCCATAGAATCAGTAAACAAAGCAGCACGCCTCAGCTCATTAACTCCATAGAAGTTAAAGTTAAAAGCACCATCATGGTCAATCCGCACATTGGTGCTAACAGAAGTGTCTAGTGCTAGTTTTACAGTAGCTCCACCAACAGTGACATTAAACACTGTGCACTGCACATAACAGGTAGCAGCACTACCAGTCTTCCACCATTCTTTTAAAGAGTGAGTATCTCCACCACGCTTAGGACGTGTAAGCAGCATCTCAGTGCCAGTGTGTTTTTTAACGTCCTTCACACCAGTAAGAACAAGACTATCAGCCATTGTGTTTAGTTATCACTTTCTTCTATTTTAGTCCATTTAAGATTGCGAACTGAGTTATTAGTTTTACATCCATCAATGTGTTTAATTCTGCTACATCCCTTAGTTTTTCCAGGGTTAGCCAACGGTTGATCTAAGAATGCAAGTGCTACTAGTTGATGAACAGTTGCAGTGACAGTCTTTTTACGACCAATACGTTGTGTCAAATTAACTTGTGCATACCCATTCTTATTAATGCGTTGTTTGAGAATACGCTCGATTACACCTTTAGTGCTTTTGATTTGACCTTTGTTGTTGACGTAGTACTCAATACAACATTCGTAGCCAGGCAAAGTGTGGATGGGCTTCCACTTTTTATCATCAATGAATTCCATACCATAAGATATTAGGGTACATATACATAAGTATAACAACAGATATTAATATCGTTATATGTGTCTAAGTCGAAGACACTTATAAACCTTTTAGCTTACGGAGTTACGATCCTATGTGGATTGATAATGATTTTCCGAAGCTTCTTGGTGCAGAACTTTACCGTCCTCATCCTGCCTACATCATTGAGATGGCAGTTGAGCCTGTAGTGGTTCACGACTTCAGCAAGCAGCCCGGTCAAACCGTGCAGCTGGATCGTTACCGCTTCTGGGGTAAGCCTGGCACTAAGGAGTCCCGTGAGCGGACTGCCGATCAAACACTTGGATCCGCCTCCGCACGCAACATCGTGAAGGACAAAGTGCTGGTTACTCTTCGTGAGTACACCGGTCCTGCTGACTCTCGCGATTCCACGCAGCCCTCTACTTTCAAAGTGGCTCGTGAAACCCTGATTACTGCTCAGCGTCTGCTGCTGGACACCGGAAACCTGAACGTCTTCCACCAGTCCATCGGTTCGCTGACACTGCTCGATGACTACCGCCGCTGGCGCGATCGGGTGTTCGCTAACGAACTCCTGAAAGCTGAAGCATGTGGCAAAGCCGACCAAGAACAAGGTGGCTACTACCTGCCCGGTGGTAAAGAGAAAGGCGCTACTGGTGGTTCACTTGGTGTGACCTACGAAGCTGGTGAATCCGCCAAGTTCGACGTTAAGACCGACCTGCTGGAAGTTGTTAAGGACATGCGTAAGCGCAACGTCCCGACCTTCGCTGATGGTTACTACCGCTGCATCGTGGATCCGACCGCGATGATGCACCTTCGTCAGAACAGCGATTTCCGTGAGATTGCTCGTTACCCCGGTACCGGCATGATCAACCCCATGGCTCCTGAATTGCATCCCGATGCAAACTTCTTCAAGGGTATGGGTCCTGCTTACGGACAAGCTGGCTTTGTGGCTGGTCAACCCGTTATGCCGACTGGCTTCCTGTTTGAGGGTGTCCGTTGGTTCGAGTCCACCAACCTGCCCGAAACCGATTACAACTTGGTGATTACCGACGAGAACGCTGTCGCTGCCGATTACGGCGCTGCTCAGATGATCTTCTTCGGACCTCAAGCTGTTGGTGTGGGTATTGGTGGTAACAACGCTCAGATTCTGTTGAACAACAACGATGATTTCTCTCGTTTCATCATCATGATCTGGAGCTTGTTCGCCGGTTTTGAAACGCTTAACCGCGATTTCATTACGGTTGGTTACTCTTTCGTATATTGATAGGAGGTAACTAACAATGGCTAACAACACTTTTATTTTTGACGGCGAGAACCGTACTCCCTGGAATAACAAAATTTTCCCCGGTAACTACGTTGCTCATCTCAACTCTTATCGCGACCAAGGTGTGGTCGCACTCCCCGGCGCTGTTTTCTTCCGCGCTATTGGTGCATTGGTCCTGAATCCTGACAACGACGGTGTGTTGAACACTGACGGTGTGTTGGAAGCTGGCACCTATGACCTCAAGATCTTGTCTCCTGACCTGCGTCAAGATGACAAGCCTCGCCTGGATCGTCCTTTCGCAATTCCTGGTGGCGCAAAGGTTTATCGCGTTGCAACCGCCGCTCCTGGCGTGCGTGAAGCTGACCTTGACGCCGCTACTGGCGAATACCCTGGTGTAGCCACCATCTCTGTAGATGGTGTGACTACTCCTACTCCTCCTGTGCTGACCGCTAATGACGGCGCTACTCAAGAGGAAGGACGCTCTGGAACCAAGGGTTACTTCAATCCTGTGGGCGTGTGGGTTGATCCGATGCTGTCTATCCTTGACACCGCATCTACCGGCGACCTCATCGTGGCTCTGCCCGATGGCCCTGCTGGTGATCCCCTGCCTGTCACTGTCACTACCGACGCTGACCTGGTTGCCTCGCAGAATCCTTCTGCTGGTGCATGTCGTAAGTCCCCTTCCGCCATCATTGTGGAAGTGTGCTACTACCTGCCTGACGCAGCACCTGATACGGACGATCTGCATCTTCCGTATGCTGTTGAAGCTGGACAAGGTTATTGATCAAATAACTTACAATTCATACACAAGAGGGCGCAGAGCCCTCTTTTTTTGTGTCTATAATAAAGCTATGTGTACCCTAAAAATATGGCAGACCACAAACTATTTCAAGATGAGCGCACAGGTAAACTTGTAGAGTTTATTAGTAAGCATGACAAAGAATATGCAATGGTAAAAGACGCTGCTGGTGTTATTACGTATCTATCATTAGAACAGCTTGTCCCTTACGACAAAGAAAAAGGTCGTATGGCAAAAATCAAAGCACCTGAGCTACACATTCCTGAAGAAGAAGCTCCTAAAGCTGTTGTGCCTATTGAAGATACACGCTTGAATTTGAACGCAGCTCCTGCCGAACAAATTGCCAAGCGACTGCCTGGTGTTGGTTTTGCTACAGCTAAGAAGATCGTTGAGCTCCGCATGTCTCTCAGTGGTGAGCGCTTTGCAAACCTGAAACAACTGGAGAACATCCCCCGTGTTAACTGGGAACAATTGATTGAAGAAGACTTAATCTTTATTAGCTAAACTAGTACTAGTAATAACGTACGTTTACGATGGCTGTAAGCATCGAAGATATTCTATTAGCGCGTGCTCAGCAAGATGAAGCTAGCCGACCTAGTACCGGAACTGCTGCTTCCTTAGGAGCAACAGGAGGTGCACTGCTAGGAATGATGGCTGGACAGCCGGTTCACAATGCTGGTGTCCTGATTAACAAAATGTCAGGTCGTCAGCCTAATCGTATTAAACCTGGCATGAGAATGGCAGGTGGATTAGTAGGTGCAGTACTTGGAGGCGCTCTTGGTGCTGGAGCGAGACAAGCAATGGTTTCGGAATCCCCAGCAGCTCGAATGCTAGCCAAAGTACAAACCCAAGGCGAACTTTCGTATGCAGATCAATCTGCATTAGAAAATATTCTTGCTGACACTTACAGCAACACATTAGGTATGTGATATGGAACTAGACGATCATCTTAAATCTAAAGTTCGTTATCACCTCGGCTTCAATGCAGGTGCACAAATC